ATATAATTGTATCATCACTTCATCAACAATCTTATGGTGCTGAAGAATTAGAACCTGCTATAGATGTACTAACACAAGTACCAGTTCCTCCTCCACCACCAGAAGAAGAAGACGTAGTAATAGAAGAAGAAGAAACAGATGAAGAAGAAATAATAATAACTGAAGAAGAGGAAGAAGAAGTAATAGTAGAACAAGAACCACCACCACCAGCACCACCACCAGAAGAACCTCCTCTTGATGAATTATCGCCTTTTGATGAATTACTAGAAGATGGTGATTATACTGAAGAAGATTTTGATGAACCTGAAGATATAGATGTATCAGGAAGTGATTTTGAAGAATATGAAGCAGATGGTAGTCCTAAATTAGATGTAAGTGAAGTTGTAGAGAATGCAGATGATTATGTACCAAATTCAAATTCTGCGGGATCTAATGATGATAATTCAAATAATGCAGATGCTACAGGAGATGATTCAGTTGCAGACTATATAGCAAGAGGTTTAGTCCCTTCAGGTGCTCAACCAGAAGCAAAACCAACTTCATACCCGTGTACAATAACATCATTACAAAATACAAATGATGGAACTTTTCAAAAATATACTTTACATAAACCATTAACAGTTGAACAACATGCTAAAATGATATTATCAGCAAAAGTAAACACATCAGTTAAAAGATTAGTAGTTCATACATCAGCAATGCCTGGTTCTCATATAAAACTATTACATTATTTTATAAGAGAAAAAATGACATATGTAAAATTAACCTCACAATGGACAAAAAAATACCATTCAGGTCGTTGTACTAAAGATGAATGGGATGGGTTTAGTTCAGATAAAAAAGATGAAATAGGAATAGCAATATGGGAAGCAGAAAGAGCAGCAGGAGGAGCTAGAGCAGCTAATGCCTATAAAAAATATAGAATAGCAACAAAAATAGCATGGACAAAACCGGGGTATCAAAATATGATAGATGCAGAAGGTAAATGTACTGCTCCTTATAGAGCAGATAAAGGTGTAAAACCAGGAGATGATCCTACTCCTTATTGGGGTGCTCCTAATATAGGTAATAGTAAAAGTGTAGCAATATCTTGGTTAGGATACGGTAATGCATCAAAAGCAGGCCCTAAAGGTATGACAGCAGCACAAGCTCATGCTATAAAAGTATTAATTTCAACTTATGTAAAAAAATATCCAGACATAGTAGTTTATGGACATAATAGTAAATCTCGAAAAGAATGCCCAGGATTTAATGTACCTAAATTATGTGAATTAATGATAGCAGATGGTACTTGGGGTATAAAGGATAAAAATGTATATAAAAAAGTAGCACATTCTGATTATAATAAAGGGAATTACATAGCTAATGCAATTAATGTATATAATGATATGAAAAATCCAACTTAAAAATAATTAAAAAATGGCATACAAACCAACAGCACCAAATGAATTTCAAGAAGAACAAATAATTCTAAACTCAAATAGAATATTATTTAATGCTAAAACTGATTCTGTTTTATTATTTGCTCAAAAATCTATAGGTCTTAGTACAAATGGAAGTTTAAATTTCGACACAGGTACAACTGAAGAAAGCAAAATGGTAGTAAATACCCCTTTTATATATTTAGGAATGGTTGATGGGGCTCTTCCCCATGAACCTGCTATATTAGGTAATAAATTAGCTGGTGGAAATCCTCAAGAAGATGGGTGGTTAGAATTATTATTAAATCATTTAGTAAGCACTCATAATTTTTTAAAAACACAATTTAAAGTAACAGATTCTAGTGGAAATCAAACATCCCCAGGAAGTAATGATTTCAGTAAATTACAAGGAGAAATAGATAAACTAAGAGGACAATTAGAAAACATAAAAAGTAAAAGAATAAAAATAACATAAAAAAATACAAAAATGCCACATGCTCTTCCCGGGTCAATTCCCCCTTTTCCAATTGAGTTATTAAGAGAATTAGAAGAAAAAGTTAGAGAGGAAATTGATAAATTAATTGAAAGAATAAAACAAGAAATTTACAATCAGATAGGTAAATTAGTAGAAAAAATACCTTATTTAACGTATACTCCTCCTATGACTTTTGAAGTTGATAAAGAAGCAATAAAACAACTTATACTAGGATACGCTTGTGAAGATCCTGCTCCTAGAATAGTTTTAGAATTAAAAAATAAAGCTATAGCATTAATTGATAGAGTAGTAAAACCAATTCTTGAAATACAAGACAGGATAAGAAAAATGAAAGATAAAGTAAATGAAATAGCACAAGAAATATTAAAAGCTGAAGAATATTTACAAATAATGGAAGATATAGGAGAAGCAGTTAGTATAGCTCATATAAGTCTTGCTGTAGCATTAAAAGTAATGCCTTTACAGTGGGCTACTGGAGGTATGGTACAAGCATTAGTATGGCTTGCTGATTTAGCTGAATCTGTAGGTAAAACTTTAACTGTGGTTGGAGGAGTTTTTGGTGATGTTTTTGGGCAAATTAGAGGCCTTTTAGAACAAGCAAATGCTCCTATAGATGCTGCTATACAATTTTTAGACCAAGTAGTACCTTTTGCTGATATGATAAAACAAACAATAGAATTATATTATCTAATGTATTTACAACAATGTGAAGGAATACCATCAGATTTTACAGATTCAGATGGTAATATAAATGAAGATTTATTAGTTTTCGGATATGAAAATTATGATGCCCAAAATGTTAATGACTATTATAATGGTTTATTAGATAATGCAGGTAATAATCAAGAGTTTATTAAAAAGGTATACAATGCTAACCTTACTATGATAGGATATAGTCGTATGGATAAAGAAAAATTAAGTAATCTCCTCACTGATACAAGAACTAGTGAAGATGATGGAACTATTTCATTGTAAAAAAGAAAATAATTATATTTATAATAAATAAATAGTCATAAAATATGAAAGCAAAACTTTTTGAAAAACTGATTAGGAGAATAGTCAGAGAAGAAATTGATTATTCGTTACGTAGAGAAATTAAATCACTTAAAGAAGATTTACGTGATGAATTAAAACCTACTATAGTAGAACATACTCAAAAAAAGGAAGAAATCCCTGAACAGGTAAAAACTTCTTTAAAGGAAAAAATAATGGGTAATGGACCTTTAAAACAACGCCCAAAACAAAATTTTACAAGTAATTCCGCGTTAAACGATTTATTAAATGAAACAGCTATGGGT